CAACTACATCTCAGGTCAGTCGGTGAATACCACGGGCGCGCTCGCGTTTCCGATGTTCAATGCCGAGTTGCACTGGCGCACCGACGTGCCCGAGGCGGACAAGGCGCATCCGTTGCGGCTCTCGTTCGATTACAACGTCGACCCGATGGTGTGCGTCGTGGGGCAGCAGCTCGCCGGGCCCTTCGGCCAGGAAGCGCGTGTGACCGATGCCGTGGTGCTCTACGGCGGGTCCACGGTTGACCAGACGTGCGACGAGATCTTGGGCCGGTATCCCGAATGGAAGGCCGGGTTCGTGGTCTACGGCGATGCCACGGGCAAGGCGCGCAGTGTCAAGAGCTTGAAGTCAAACTTCGACATCATCCGCGATCGCTTGTCGCCGGCTGGCCCCGTTACGCTCAAGGTGCCGACCGAGAACCCGCCGGTGACGCGACGCCTGAACTCCGTCAATCGAATGTTGCGGAGTGCGCACGGGCAGACGCGGCTCTGGATCCGGAAGACGCTGCCGTCGAAGCTCGCCACGACGCGCGACCTGGTGCGCTCGCTCCAGCGGACCCAGAAGAAGTCTGGCACGGACGACATCCTGAAGAAGCCCGGGGAAACCATCACGCACGCGGGTGAGGCCCTTGGGTATTGGATTGATTACGAGTGGCCAGCCGAGAAGACGCGGCGGCTCGTGGCAGGTGTGCGCTGATGGCCGAGACCCAGCGCACGGCCATCGCGTCCGCCATTCTGGGCATCGGCGACCAGCAGGCGCGCAAGGACGCCGTGCGGCATCAGCACGCGCTGTTCAGGGAACACGAACCCGCGTGGACCCTGATGGCCGATGCCTACGAAGGCGACGGCGGGTTCCTCACCGGTGCGTACCTGTGGAAGTTTCCGGCCGAAGTCCCGAACGACTACAACGAGCGCAAGGACCAGGCCCGCTATCACAACTACGTCGAAACCCTCGTCGATATCTATGTCCGATACGTCTGCGCGCAAGTGACGCGCACGACCACGGACAAGGACCTCGAGGCGTGGTGGGCAGACGTGGACGGGGCCGGGACCTCGATCGCGGATTTCGTGCGAGATGCAGCGGCTCACGGCCTGGTGCAGGGCCATTGCGGGGCGCTCGTGGACATGACGCCGGATGAGCCGACCGGTCCGGCGAAAGCCGATCAGCAGGCGCGCGTAATCGCCACGCTCTATCCGGCGAATTCAATTCTCGACTGGCGGATGGACCGGCGCGAGCTCGTGGCGGTGAAGTTGTCGGAAGCCGCGAAGCCGACCGCGATCACGGATGTTGAGGAGGACGAGGAGCCCAAGCAGTACCTGTTCTGGACCGCGGACGAATGGGCCCGGTTCGACCAGGATGCGGACCTCGTGTCAGATAGGGCGCACGATTTGGGCCTCGTTCCCCTCGCGCTGCTACGGCCGAAGGCGTCGAAGAAGCACGCGTTCATCGGCCGGCCGCTCTTGGGCAATGCGAACGTGGTGCGGGCGCTCTACAACCGGTCGAGCGAGGAAGACCACGTCATGCGGGGACAAGGGTTCTCGCTGCTCACGGTGCAGTTGCCGGCGGACGCGACCGCGGAGGCCCTGGAGCACGCGAAGGCGGAAGTCGGCGCCAACTACGGCGTGGCCCGAGCGCTCGTGACCGTGGGCTCGGTCAACTACGTCAGCCCAGAGATGGCGATTCCGGGCAGCATCCGGGAGAACATTCAGTTCCTGATTCGTGAGCTATTCCGGGCGGCACACGTGACGTTTGCGAGTGACAGCCGAGACGCGGAGTCAGGAGAGGCGCTGCAGATCAAGCACGCCGAGCTGACGGAAATGCTGCGGAACTTCTCGGCGACGCTCTCTGCGTTCGAGCAGCGGATTGCGCGGATCTGGTTCGGGTGGCAGAGCGCGACCCCGGAACAGGCCGAGAAGCGGTTCGAGGCCGCGAAGGTCACCGCCCAGTACCCGCACGAGTTCATCCTCAAGGACCTTGAAGCTGATTTGCGGGCATGGGCGGCGGCGGTGCGGTTCTCGATGCCACCCGAATTCGTCAAGCGGCTGAAGAAGCGCATCGTTCGACGCATCGAGCCGGATATCCCGGCCGATGTGGCGAAGACGATTGACGACGCGATCGACACGATGAAGGACGAGCCCCAGGTCACCGCGGTCAACGGCGGCGGGTCACCGGAAGATTTGCGGGCTCGGGCAGCGGAGCGGTTGCGGCGGATTGTGCCACCGGTTGAAGGCGAGGCCGCGGCGTAATGGGCAAAGCGGCTGCGCTCCAACGTGCGACGGTTGCTGAGGCTGATCTGCAGGACGTGTTGAACGAAGACTTCACGTTCGAGCTGGAACAGTCGCTGAAGCTGTTGAACGCGCGTATCCGGGCCCTGTTCCGTGAGTTCGAGGCCGAAGGCGGGCGTCTCGTGAGCACCGCGGCGAACCTGGGACGCGCGATTCAGTTGCGTGCGGATCTACGAGACGCCATTCGAGAATCCGGGTTTGCTGAGGTCGCCGAGCGGGCCATCGACGCACCGCTCGACCGATTGGCCGCGGAAGTGCTGAAGCACAGTCGCATCGCGGCAAAGGCCGCAGACCTGACGCCGTTCAACATCGACGCGCTGGCGGCGTTCAAGGAATTGCGGCTCGCGGAGTTGCTCGACATCGGCGAGGACGTGGCCACCGAACTGTGGCGGCTGACCCTCGACGGCGTAACAGGGTCTCGGCCGCTCGGTGTGATCCTGACCGATGTGGAAGACGCGCTCGACGCGGTGGCATCAGAGGCCCGAACGGTCTACGACACGGCGGTCTCGTCGTACTCCCGCCAGGTCGAGCAGTTGCAAGCCAGTGGTGACCCGGACGAATTGTTTCTCTACGCCGGACCAGCTGACATCAAGAACCGCGAGTTTTGCAAGGACCGCGTCGGGAAGGTATTCAGTCGAGACGAGATCGACGAGATGGACAACGGGCAGCTGCCGAACGTGATGCTGACCGGTGGCGGCTACAACTGCCGCCATGCCTGGAAACGGGTGAGCATTCTCGACGAGGAATTGCGGGAGTTGGCAGGGACAGGGAAGCGGTTGCCAGAAGTGGACGCACGGCTCAGCGAGCAAGGGGCTTCGTGAGATGCCGCGATTGATTGGCTGGCAGCGGTGCGCATCGTGCCGGCTGATGCAGCGGGCCTGCTGGACCACGGTCTGTGACGGTCCTGGCGAATGCGGCTGGTGTGGCGAGATGGCAGCGTGGCCGGTCGGTGCGCAGGTGCTCGCCAAAGAGTTGTATCCGGCCGGGCATGTCGAGCAGGTACTCAGCGAAGTGATTGAGGAGCGCACGTTCCGGCTGGCGCATTCATAACATGGCCGTGACCTACACGATCTCCGGCGAGAACTTCGGCGACATCAAGCTGTCGAACCGAGAACTGATGCGCGAGCTTGGGTCGCTGGCCGTGTCACGTATCCGCCGGCGGACCGAGTCCGGCAGAGGCGTGGACGGAACGTCGTTCCGGCCGCTGTCGCAGGGCTACGCCAAGCAGAAGCAGGAGGCCCTTGGTCACAGCCGGGCAGACCTCACCGTCTCAGGCCGCATGTTGAACGACATGCAGCCGACGGAAGTCACCGAGCGGAGCGTCTCTATCGGCTTCGTGTCGACCGGATCGGGCGTCAGTGGCGGCACGTTCATCCAGCGTTCCAGGAGCGTGGGCGCAGCCGACAAGGCGTTCTATCACCAGGAAGGCGGGCGCGTGGTGCGACCGTTCTTCGGATTGAGCAGCGACGACGAAACAGCCCTCGAGCAGGCCGTGGAGCGGTATCTCGAGAAGGTCACCAACACGTAAGCGCGGACGCGCAGAGAGAGCTATGCATCTGCACCTTGGACGAGACGGATTCCGGTTCATCGCGATCAATGAACACGCGCTGCCCATTATGGCGCCGCTGTTCATGCCTGATCCGGACCCCAATCCGAACCCGAACCCTGACACCAAGGACGCGGCGTACTGGGAGAAAGAAGCGCGGCAGGCGTTCAAGGATCGCGACACGGTCAAGACCAAGCTCCGGGATCTCGAAGGCAAGGTGCTCAGTGACGAGGACCGGCAGCTGTTCGACAAGCTGAAGACCGACCAGGCGAAGCAGGAAGAGGACCGCGCCCGCAAAGAGGGCGAGTTCGACAAGCTCCGGACGCAACTCGTGGACAAGCACACCGGCGAACTGAAGGACCGCGATGAGAAGCTCACGAGGCTGTCGACGCGGTTCCAGGAGACGGTCGTGCGCGCGGAGTTCGGGTCGGCGACGGATCTCTTCGGCGGTCATGCCGAGGCGAAGACCATCCTCGACGTCGACCTCGCGATCGCTGCATTCAGCCGGTATGTCCGGGTGGAAGACGACGAGAAGGATCCGCGTGGATACCGGATCGTAGTAGTAGCGCCCAACGGGGACACGATTTTGGACGGGAAGGGCAAGCCCGCGCCATTCGCCGAGGCGATCGGCGAGCTGATTTCGCTCTTGCCCAACAAGGACCGCATCCTCCGTGGAAGCGGAAAGTCCGGCAGTGGAAACTCCGGCGGGTCCAGTCACGCGGGCGACCGCGGCACTGTCGACGTGCGACAGGCCCAGCGCTCGGACTCGTTCACTGATCCCAAAGCACGCGAGCAAATGGAAGAACAGTTCAATCGTGCTGGGGGACTGCAGATCGGCGCTGCCTTTCGAGGTCGCAAGCGCTGAGGAGTAGCCACTCATGGCCAACGAAACCACGACGACCACACTGACCGAAATGGTCAGAAACGCTGCCTGGAACGGGGGCCAGCTCTATTTCGCCGAGCGCCCTGGCCTCATCGGATTCGTCACCGAGAAGGACATCACCGGCGAAGACACGCTCGTCGCCCGGTTCCCGATTTACGACAAGGTCAACGCCGAGGCGATTGCCGAAGCGTCCGACTTCACGACGAATTCGGCGCTCGACACGTCCGGTTCGGCCGATGCGACGGTGTCCGAGCACGCGATCAAGTTCGAAGTGACGGACCTCTCGCTGAACGCCGTGGTCGAGGACGTGATGAATCCCTCGAACGCCGTCACGCAGAAGGCGGTCAGCGAGGGCGGGATTGCTGGCCGGGCTGCGACGGAAGCCCTGGTGCGGCTGCGCGATCAGGACATCGCCACGCTCTTCGCGGCGTTCAATTCGTCCACGGGTTCGAACTCCGGTCCGATCACGACCACTCTGCTGATCAACGGGATCACGCAGCTGAACATGGACAACATTCCGACGGACATGCGCGCGTCGGTGCTCCATGCGAAGCAGTGGCAGGCGCTCCTGCCGGCGTTCGACGACGCGTCGGTGTTCGGGGCGCAGGGGCAGGAGATTCTGAACACCGGCGCGGTGGGCAATCTCTACGGCTGTCTGATCTTCGAGACCAACAACGTTCGGACGGCGACCGTGTCGTCCTCGACGGTGTACGCGGGCGCCATCATGCACCCGACGGCGATCGGTGTTGGCGTCAAGGGGTCGATGCCCATGATCGAGGCGGAGCGCGACGCGTCGAAGCGCGCCACCGAGCTCGTGGCGACCGGTGTGTGGGGCGAGGTGGAATACCGCGGCCAGGCGAACACCAACGGCCGCGGCGGCGCGGGCGTGTACTTCTACAGCAACACGACCAACTAACGGTCGGTCGGATCAACCGGAGGCGGCGGGCGAGCAACCCACGCCTCCGGGTCGTTCACGCGGAAGTCGCAGGAGTAAGACCACACGCGGAGGCGTGGATGCTCAGATTAGTACCGTTCAACAACGCCTGGGTGCAGCACGACAAGCTGGACCTGCACGCTATCTACAAGCGGCCTCAGTACGTCAGGAATGACTACGACGAAGAGGTGCTGAAGCGCGACGAGAACGGGCAGGTCTGCTACGACCTGACGACGCCGCTTCCGGTGCGGCAGCACAACAAGTGGGCCGGCAAAGGGTTCGTCTACGTGACGCTCGCGACCCGAGGCGACCTGAAATCGGCGCACGAAAAGGGCACGCTGCTGAACGACAAGGGTCATCCCGTGCACTGGAAGGAGTACGACCAGCATCAGACCGGTGGGCCATGGCACTGGAAGATGTATCTGGACGGCCAGCAGGGCGTCGACGCGTCGTACCTCACGGTGCTCGAATCGCAGGTCCGACGGTTCGGGAGCGAGGCGGTCGAGGAACTGCGTCGCGAGCAGGATCCGAATTTCGTACTGCCGGCGCATCTGCGCGGCATCGCTGTTGGCGGCGGTCCGGTCGTTGGCGCACGCGGGAACCTCACGCCAGCCGACGGCAGTACGCCGCATGGCGAGAGCGATCCGGCGAGCGCCAAGGCCCAAAGCCCAAAGCCAAGAGCCCAGAGCGCGAGAGCGGCAACTGCCAGTCAGTTGGCGGACTCTGGTGACGCGGAACTCGTCGGAGGGTTCAAGGCGTGAGACTCGCTATCGGTCTCCTGCTGGCGAACGGGTTCCCGGTGCCTGGGCCGTTCGTATTGGGATTCGCTGAACTGCTATCGACCATCTTTAGCGGTCGACTGAATCCCTGTCTGCCTCCCGAGCGGCAGATCGAGAGTGCGCACCTGATCTCGACGCAGGGGTTCCCGATCGACACCGCACGCAACGACGTGTGTCGCATGTTCCTCGACGAGGACTCCGCGGAGTACCTGCTGTTCCTCGACGCTGACATGCGGCACCCGGGAGACCTCGCGCACTGCCTGTTGCGCCATGGGCTTCCCCTGGTGACCGGGCGATACCAGATGCGGAAGCCGCCGTTTCACACCTGCGCGATGCGCAAGGCTGGACCCGGGCCGCATGACTTCAAATCGATCGAAGAGCAGTCAGGGCTCGTGCCGGTGGACCGAGCCGGGGCGGGATGCTTGCTCATCCACCGGTCGGTGCTCGAAGCCATCCGCGCGCGCATCGGGGATGACTGGTTTCGGTACGGCGTCGGGAAGGACGGGCTCCGTACGGTCTCGGAAGACTTCTGGTTCTTCGAGCAGGCCATCGCGGCTGGCTTTCAACCCTTCTGTGACCTCGACACCGTGTGCACGCACGTGGCGAGTTTCGAGATCGACCCGGGATGGCATCAGCCGTACCGGCAGGCGTTCGACGAGCAGCAGCGCGAGCAGCTGCAGGTGCCAGCGTGACGGTCCTCCCTCGTGGCAAGCAGTGGATCGCCCACGACGGGAAGCGCGCGCGTCTCCGTCGGCTACGCCAGATGACGCGCGGCCTGCAGATCTCGGCATTGCACGCGGAACGCTTGGCGCGGCTGGCGAATAGCCGACCCGCGTCTGTGGACCGCGAGCACTTCCGGCTCATCCTCGTCAATCGCGCGCGCGAGGTGTCCGACGTTGCGTCAGTCTCGCTGGACGATGCGCTCGAAGAACTGCTCGACACGTGCGAAATGGAAGTCGCCAGCGACGATCAGGCGGTGGCGTCGTGAGCTTCAGCAGGTCCGAGGCAATGAAGATTACTGGCGCGACCGTTAGCGACATGACCCATTGGACCAGGATCGGTCTCATTAAAGCCAGCGCTTGGGATCCTGGTGGCACTGGCAATCACCGCAGATTCTCGCGTGGCGATCTTGTGAAGATTGAAGTCGCCCGTCAGTTGAACGCGCTTGGGCTCCCATGTTCACAGATCGGGCGGGCGTTGAATTTGATTCGCGATGAGGCTGCGCCGCGCGACCTCGTCATCGAATGTCGAGACGTGTCCGTCAGCGTTCGAGTGGGCGCAATCACGGACGCGTTGATGAGAAAGCTGGCTCGCGAGACGGCGGTGGCGCCATGAGGCTCCCGGTGTTCTGGGAGAGGCCGCCTTCTAAGCGCATGACCACGCTCTTGGATGCGAATGGTTTCGAAGACGAGGCTGCAGCCGGGCGCGCTGAGAGGACAGCTGCGGCGGGCAAGATGCGAATTGCCAGAAGCCGGAAGCTCCGTATCAGGCGATGTATTTATGCCGGGACGCATTCGGAGAAGCCCACGTGCAGGGTCGTCTCAATCCGCTTGCCTAACGGGCGATG